GCATGTTTAAGATCGTTCAAGGATCTCAAATAAATTTGTCCTAATTCATCCCAACCTTCATCGGGAATAGACACATAATTGGTATATGAGAAGAAAGGTAGTGTCATTTCACCGCCTTGTGATCGTGTGGGATCCAGATAAATATGTGGTAATTGTGAAGCCTGGACCAAATGGGCACGGTCTCCGTTGATAACAGACAATGTATCAAACTCATCAAAAGGAAGATAAGCCATGATTAATCGTCCATAATGAAAACCATTTCCATTGATTACCGCTTTGAGTTTAAGTTTTGACCTAAGTAAATTGTAGTTACAAATACGATTCGAAACTCGTTTATTTGTGAAATATAAGTTCCATGGATCAAAATTTACATCTAAAGGACTACCAACAGCCCAAGTATACTCAGCGATTTTTACAGGTCGAGACATGAAATTGCCCAAATCTGCAACATCTGAATCTTGCATCATTCGTGTTGGATCGGTTTCACCAATCTGTTCATAGTGAGGATGTTCCAACATATCCTCAAACACTGCGTTTTCTGCTGTCAAAGATGACGTTGCGTTTGAAACTGCAGCGTTTGGCACGGCTCCACTCTGAGCATCTACTTCAATGGGAAGCATATTAAGTATTACCATGACTTGTTCTAAAATTTCTAATGTATTTTCTATTGTTGTGTTATTATAAATATATGTATTAGTAAGCCATTGTTTTCTGACTCTAGTCCTTGATCGGCTCAATTCATTGGACGAGTCTTGCAGTTGGTTTGCGAAACCTATATATACATGCACATGCAGAAAGCCTTTTGAGACCTGACTATATCTCTTATGGTATCCATTCTACATGCCCTCTTTTTACTTATACTCCAAGAGGAATGGAGTTGTGTGAGTTTTACGCCCTCCGGCGGACAACAGGTTAAGAAGAAGAATCCGAACCATAGTTCTTTCTCCACTTCTCAACTCTGTCATCGAAACTGTCATCGAGGAAATGACAATAATCCAACAAATCTGCC